TTCAAGGGAATTTCTGCAAGCCTTGAAAATGTTTCGGGACTCACTTCTTTGCCGCCTCCGGTTAAAATTGAATCAGTAGCCATTTAATTAACCTCGTTCGGGGTTTGTACATACAATGATAAAAATTCGCTCGCCCATCGACGGACTTTTTCCAAATATTTTTCAAACTCATCGGTCGTTAAATCCGAAGTTGATAACGGGATTCGCACTTCTTTTTTCCCTATTACTGCTACATAATAATTGAGTTCAAATTTAAGCATCGCGTGAACAGCTTCGATATCATCTTCACCCATCGCCGAGCCTATAGCTGGGACTACCACGCCGAAGTAAAATTTATTCTGGTTCAAGCTTCGCACCTTTTTAAAACGCTTGGGTTGAAATTCAACTTCATGGCCTTCGTGACAGAAAAAAGCAGTAGAAAAAACTTTAGGATCATTTGGTTTAAACTTTCCGCTTTCAACTCTGCCTCTTACAATTGGGGAGATCATTTTAGTAGGCCGACCAGGTCCGGGCCAAAGAAATCACGTAAACTAGGCTGGTGTTACTGGTCTGCTTTTTCATTAAACTAATCCAAATATTTTTTTATCGGTTATCTGATTACGATAAACCGTTAAAAATTCGATCAGTTGTTCGCAAATTCGAATCAAATCAGTTTTGAAATCAGGATGATAATCATATACATCTTCGAAGTAGTTTTCAAAATCAGTGACTCGGTAAATGAATTGATTGATGCCCGTCTTCTTCAAGGCTTCAAGATAAACCCGATGCTGAAAGTTATTTCGATACTTTCCCAACTCAAATTCTTTAGTGGTTTTGGTATCGAAAACGGTATCGCCTAAAATATCATCCGCATAGCCATAGAGCCTCACTAATCCGTATCGAGTAGACACTTGGCATTCTAAAAAAACCTGCTGCGCTGAATGCTCCATGTCGGAAATAAAATCCATAATGATTTCAGGGCTTACGATTTTGTCTAATACTTGAATCGGCTCGGTAGGAATTTTTTTCGACTTAGCTAAAGCGTTCACTAAGCGTTCAAACTCCATTCCCCTTAACATTTCAATAGTTCTCGGACGCTCTACACGATTTATTTTATCAATAAATTCTTCAAGCGCATTCTCTTTCTGACTTTTTTGAAGCCAACTAAAAGAATCCAAAAGCGTTGCATAAAAGTGATAATTAACCGACATTCGCAACCTCTTGAGATTGCAAATACATTTTTTCTTTTGCGCTGAATGTTAATTTTAACTCTTTTGCCTTAGCTACCAGAAAAAGCCTACTTTGAATAGATGAGTCCCAAATATGCTCTGCATTTTGCGCCCATACTACGAAATCATTGGCAGAATCCGCATCCACCACGAATGAAATTTTATTGCGTACGGTATCCATGAAGCCGTCATACGTTTTTTTAAGAGAGTTTCTTTTCTGCAGATTCGATTCAAAAGTGGAGAAAATTCCAGAAAGCATATCATTTCTGTCTTTATCAAGATTTTTTAAACTAATCGTCGATGATAATCCGCAAGTGTTTTTTCCGTAAAACTTTTCACATGGATCAAAGCTAATGGCGCGAGTTTTTCCAATAGCTTCGACATATCCCACAAGGTCTAAATCTTTGATCAAATCATTTCCAGATGAACCGCCAATCTCAGGACGAATCACTTTTAAATCGCCTTCCTTTTCTTCTTTTTCGTGTGCCACAAAAACAAGGTTTTTACCCATCGTAGCAGCTTGAGATAAGAATCTCAAAAACATTCCTTTCCTCGCTCCGTAGCCTTGCAACGATAACTGTCCATCTTTTCTTCCCATCTTTGGGTCGGCCGCGACAAGGTAAGATGACATATAATCAAGCATCTTTCCAGCCGTATCAATGATGATGGTTTTGAATGGGGTTAAATCTTCATTTTGGAATAGGTCTAAAATTTCTTGATAATTTTTAACCTGTACCGTTGGGGCTAAATGCTCCGCTTTAACTCGGTGGACACCCCCATCAAAATCAAGATGCAATGGGCTTGGAGCGGAAAGCGCAAGGGTTGATTTACCGATACCCGGCTGGCCGTATAAAAGCATTTTAATATTTTTATTTGTATCAAGTTCGTGTGGTTTTTTAATTAAGCTCATAATATTTTCCTTTGGTTTTTTTATTTAACGAACAATCCTAAAACACATCCGTAAATCACAATCGCAATTGATCCGAGTAGCATCACAAAAGTTTTTACCCGTCTCAATTTATCTGGCCGTGAAACCATGTCACTACTCCTGTTTTTCTGTAGTATTCCAATCGTTCCCGCATACGTTTTACCCACTCTATATCAAGCATTGCGGGGGGTTCTTTTGTGTAATCACGAGAATCGGATGACTTCATTTCCGCACCGCATACAGTTCATCGCGTTCGCGTTTGATGGCTAGGGCTAAGCGGTCGAGAGGTTCAGGTACTTGGCGACGTTGTACATACATTTCACGTTTGAATCTTACATGGTCCGGTTCAGTAAACCAACTGATTCTAGCGTCTATTTCATCCTGTACTAAATCATCACTCATCGCTTTGCAGGTTACGCAACCATAAACCGTGGTGATAAGTCCGATGATAAGCCAAGCGAGGCCGATGTATAGCCAAAGGTGATTCATGCGGCCACCTCGGATTCGATTTTCAAATAGGTGAGCGCAAACAGATCGATGTAATTTTTATACTCCGCAATTTCACTATGGGTATATCCTGCGCCCAGCGTCACGCCATCGCCCAGCTTCACGTAAACATTTTGTGGGCTAACGTGCCAGCCAAATTCATTTTTTGGCCAAGATTTAATTTGTTCAACTGTGACGGCCATTACTCTGCTCCTTCAATTTTGTTCAATAAATACCTGATAGCAGAAATTGAATTCAGGATTTGATATTTTTCCATCTTGTCTTCAAGCGCCATGAGTAAGGTTTCCTCTGCTAGCCTTAAACCTGCTGCACTCTCATTTGCATATTTGATCGCCGGGTGTTGGTGTAAAAATGATCTAGCTTCGCTTCGCGCCGTGTCTAGAGTTGTCAAATCATTTAGGTTTGTAAAATCAAAAATCAGATCCGCGATTGCATCATTGACTGGCACTACGGAGGGTATTTCAAAATCCCCTTGACTTGCTTCTATGTTTTTGGTTAAGTTGTTCATGTCGCCTCTTGTCCTTTGGTAAATGTGATAGGTGACCGGCCCTGAGTGTTTCAACCGCACGTCAGGGCATTTTTGTTTCTAAATCCGTCCCATGAGCGAGCGTTCAGTTGATTCACAGTCTGCGTTGTCATTGGCAATCTCTCGTGCATCAATGCCAAAATCCGATTCGTCTAATGCGTCAACACGCTTTTTAATCAGGTATGCAAGGCCACCAAGCAATTTCTCGGCGCCGTCCTCTACCTCTGAGTAATACATGCCGTCATGGATTAGCAACCCGCCCACGGTGATAGCCACGCTTGCAGGATGGATAACTAGGTCCGCATCCTCATCAATAGACAGGTGACACCAGACATCCACAACGATGTTGAGCATGGGGTTTATGGCGTTCTCAATCGTAAATGTGTGGGTCTGGGGGTCTAGTAAGTCGATCATGGTGTTTTGCCTTTAGTTTTTCGAGTTGTGATTTTTGTAATGGTTGAACTAGTTTGCTCTATCTATGAAGGTCTTATCTGTCAATCTCTTCTCAAGCGCATCAAGCGCAATCTCGATTACGTGCGCCCTTGACCAGCTTCCACCTCGAACCGCTTTAAGGCGTGGTATAAGGTTATCCATGCGCGTCTGGTCTTTAACAAAGGCCCGAAGCATGATTCCTTCGGGGCTGCTTGTAGTTAGTTGAGTCATTTTTTTACCTTTTCTATAGGTTGATTTGATATAAGGATAATCTACTACGATATATCGCTATAGTCTAGTGATTTATCGCCATAAATAAAAAAAGTTATGCATAAATTTGAGAATTTTGAGTCATGGATGAAAGAAAAGTGGGGTAACCAATCCTCATTGGCTCAGGAATTGGGGGTAAATCAAAACACTGTATCATCATGGAAAACGGGACGTTCTCGCATACACCCTGATTTTCAGGCTAAACTCAGGGCTTTAGGGTATGATGGGCCTTTTCCGGAAGGCCATCAAGAACTCACACAGGATGATTTACAAGCTCTAGGGCGTGATCTAGTTCGACTAATGAATCATGCCCACGAGGATTTAAAACGAGATATTCAAGCGGTGGGGGCAATGCTTCAAGAACTCCTAAGGCGCACCGAACACCTGAAATAACATTAAGCGGCGAAACTTCTAAAATCCGTTCAAAATCCATCAATCGACCTTTCTGTAGTAGGGCCTTTATATTCCTATTGTTTCAGAAGTGCGATCAATGTATTTCTTGGTTAACATGCACAGCCTAAGTCAAAATAGTGATAGGCAAAAAGAGACGAATTTGACATAATTCTGGGGTGAATTCTCAAAATCCCAAACCCGAACGCAAACAAGTGAATTACTTCTTGCCTGATCATCTCATCGAGTACGTCGACAAGTGGCATCAGGCGACAGGCATACCCCGTCAGGATATTGTAGCCCATATGATTCAAGCCTATAAAGACGCAAATGGCGACCCTCCCGAGCCTCGGCAAATGCCGGGAATCCCTAAATCTAAATAGCCATAGGGTAGCAATTAATTACTACTATTCCAGCATCACCGCGACAAGCATCACATAGGGGACACAATGATTAAATGGATTTTCATATTAGCCACTTTCGCAATAGCACAACAAGCGAATAATAAGGAAATAGTAGTGCCTAATGATGAACCAAGTGTTTTAGGATACGTTTATCCTAGTTATCATGACGATGAAATAATCGTTAATTATTTAAAATTACACCCGCAAGCCGATACGGTTCTTTATGTCAATTCAAAAAATGACACCGTTACCAGTGTAACTAAGCACTTCGATTATAGGAAAACACAAGAGGACATTTCCTCAATGTCTACATCGCTTTCAGTGATGGCTTTCGTTTCAGTGGTTTCTCTAATTGCATCGGTGACTTCGATAATTGTGGTTGCTGTTCACAAATAACAGATTCACTGGGAATCTTTATTTGGGATTCCAGTTCCACCACTTTCGCCTTTAAATCGCCATTCTCTTTTCGTAAGCCGTCTATAAGTTGATCTCTTACTTTGACTTCTTCCATCAAATTAAAATGAATTGAATCCGATTTATTTCGAAGTGAAAAATAATCTTGTGAATAATCACTAATTGCCACTGCCATTTTTGATCTCCTTTATCCATGATGTTTTTCTTGTTGATTTATGATTATAAGTTATTTCGGGAATGATCCCAAAGTCAAAAGGCTCATAAGTTAAAGCCTCGGCAACGCCACCCATAAAGCAATATTTCTCAGCCCATATTTCAAGCAGGCGTTTAAAAAAATCACCATTGCCATTGGCGTAAATGATAAATACATCCGGCCACGTGCCGCAAGTATTTTTAACCAGTGAGTTATCAACCTCAACCCCATGACCATCAGCGATTTCTTTGATTATGTGACTCACCGACGGCAAATAAACACGGCCATCATTTGGCGGGGTCCATCCGTAATCAATACAGTCACAATCGAGATAAATATAATCGGGGTGCTGCGATAAATACCAAATACGGTACACGTCCGAAATATGCGCCGGGTGATTATTCTCCCTGATTAATTTCTTGCAATATTTGTTCTCAAAAAAATCAAGGTTAATTGCCTGCTCAAATCCCCATTGAAAATTAGAGTGCATAAGACAGGACTGTGTTTTGAGGTTTTCAAACACGCAATCAATATCGTTGTTGCTAGGAGTCCCGATGTAAAATTGAAAATGAATCATGTTGCTGTTGATAATAAATAAATAACTCCCCATGCAGATCCATCCCAATATTTAATGGGTATTTTTCGGACTGTGGTTCCTGCTGAAGTACCAAGCCCGGCATTATTACCTAATGCTGTCCAAGCCCCGCCCGCGCCATCGCCGAATCCAATATCACCACCGATTCCCAATCGAGGTTTGCTTGTATCCTGCGATGAGTTCACAAGCACATTTCCACTCGCATCAATATTTAATGCGTTTCCCGTGCCAATAATGCCACCCACAGAAATCTTATATTTGTCTGAATCAGCGTTATCTACGCCCGCGCTAAATTGCCCACCGCCGGGGATGTAATAAAGCGTATACGGGTTGCCGCCCGCGCTGCCACCAACTGCGAGTGTATGCACGGCGTGCGAATTAGCTGTGTTGCTCGAGTTCGTCAGTTTTAACGCCACAGACCCAGCCGATGAGGCCCGGTTAATAACTAGATCACCACTCGAATTAAAATTGGCTAAAACGGTTCCGGTTGAATCTTGTAACTCAATGGGGTTTGCCGTTTGCGAAGCGTACATTTTCAAAACTAGATTCTTAAAATCCCCCGTGGGCTGGATTGTGTTTCTGGTTGACGATGCAGGGGCTAAGATAACGGCTCCCGTGGGTCCGTTGGCGACTCCCTCAAGCATGGCTTGGAGCGTGCCAGAGGCGTTCGCGCTACCGCCCGTTGGCGTTACGCCCGTAATACCTAACACTCCCACCAGCGCAGCCCCATAGGCCCCCGTCTGGTCGGAAAGGCGTGTCGAGTCCCAATAGTACCGTTTGGTTGTCCCGTCCGATTCCATGGCCACAAGACGGCGCGTATCCTCAGCGTGCGCCCATTGGTTTGCAATCAGGGATAAACTCGCCTCTAGCACGTTATATTCCCGTTTAATTTTTGCTAAAATCGTACTCATAATTATGCTCCGTGTTCGTCGTAAATATTTGTAGCTCCATGCTCGTCGATAATATCTGTGGCTAAATGCTCATCAATGATATTGGGGTCGGTATACTGTTCCGGCTGTAAGGTAACGCCGATTTTGAATCTCTCAACCTGTCCGTTTTGTCTCGGGAGCTGCGTTTTCTCATGGACCCATCCAAGCAAGCTGGCCCCATTGGTTAATTTCGCATCGCTGAAATAAACAGGGTCGCCAATCTCAAGCGCATTGTAAGTAACGGTATCCGCTCCCGCGAGAGTGTTTTTTTCTGGGATCTCAAAAGTGATTTGTTTTTTCTGCCATGCGGCCCAGTCCACAAGCTGTCGTACAAAATAGGCGGCGGGGTGGTTGTCTCCCACGTTCAAATCTGGTACTCCGTTGGTTGTCCAGATTAAATTTTCATAACCCTGTTTCCCCGATGGATCAAATTCGATTGGGTCAATGAACCAATAACAGTCTCCCAATGTTTGTGGGAGTTTATTCACCGTGCGAGTGATTTTATAGCTGTTATTGCACTGGGTCCAAAGCGTTTTTGCAACTGTATAGTTTTGTATTCCTGACACGTAACTATTCCAGACATAATAACTATTTGTAACGCTGCTCATCGTGCCACTGGTCGAAGTAAAGCTGGAAGGCGCACCACTAAAAGTGGGAAATAATACCGCACCTAATACAATAAAATGATCCGCGTCGACAATGTAAATACGGTTCGGATCGAAATTGTATCCACTTGAATTACTTTGCAGTGTGACAAGACTTCTATTATTTAGATTATGTGCCGTTTTCGTAACCGTTAAAACACCTAAAGCCCATGACATCGAGAACGAGCTTAAAGTTGTATAAGTGCCTGATAATAAAAAAACTGATGGAAAAACGGCTTTATCCACATTTGTAATAACAATTTTTTTATTGAATTTCTGGTTTCCGTAATTGTAATCATAATTAACTGTAATATCATTATAGACCCTACGCATGGGCGTTAAAGTCATATTCCCAATCGTACTGCTTAGAATCACAGTCTGATCAAATGTACATACCGGAGTTTTATTCTCACGCCATGCCTTTATTTTCATTCTACCATTTTTATCAAAGGCGGAAATTAAAAACCCTTGCGATAATAATTCGCTGTAATAATCACTGGTTTGTTTTTTCTCGGTAATGGCTCTCCCGATAAACCAATCAGGCCTCTGAGTAGTCACTAAATCAAAAGAAGGGGTATCAATGGCAATGGTTTTAAACTCTTTCCATGTAATGGTATTATCTGTAAATGTTGCGCCCGCCGTGGTGGACCAAACCGGCTCTGTAGCCGCTGATGTTCCGCCAACGGTGCAAATGTAAATATGGCCGGTGTCTAAGGTTGATTTTATTTTGTCTCCGACATAATAAACTTTATTCGCTTCCCATAATTTAGATGACTCATCATATTCACGCGCTATTTTTTCAATTGCATCACCGAGTAGTAATACTGGGGCCGTGGTTGTTTTTCTGCCTGCCCAAGAAGTTCCGAATGTTTCGCCTACGATGGAGGAGAATAAAGAATCATTAGATGCAGAAATGCTACGCTTGCCAACAAATCCCACTTCTAAAAATTTGAATATATAGGTCGCAATAAAATTAGGTACGGCGAAATTAAGTGTTAATCTCATTTTAGAGATAGCCTGAGAAGATGCCGCTGTTTTAATATAATCAGAAATTTTAAGCGTTGCTTTACTTTTGTAAAAGCTAGAATCGTCCCGCGTACTATTTACATAACTGGCAGGAAGTAAATAAATAGCCGAGTCTACCGATGTAAGTGTAAAATTTGAAAAGCTGAAATTAATAACATTCGTAGCCGTCCCATACATATCATAGGTCGTAATAATGGGGTTAATCCCGATTATTCCCATAGTAGGAGAATTATGAATAAAATCAAAAAGTAAATACAATTCATCGAATACAGAAAATGTATCCGCGCTGGGTAAAAATATATCAATCGCAAGCTGAAACGCCGCGCCTGTGGATGACTTGTTTAAGGTATAATAATGCCCGGCTGTTTCATCGCGATCCGTTAATAAACTAAGAGGGCTTGTAATTGAAGGGAAATCAGTGGAAGTAAATGTATTGCTCACTTGTAAAATAGATCTCGGTGTAATACTGTAGTACCCTGTTAACGCGCCATTTCCATTGCCATTAATTGAGGTTATGGTAACGCCGGGATATCCGATGTTTTGAATATTAGTTAAGTCGGATAATATTTTTATCTGTGTATCATTCACGAATTTATTTAACTGGGATGAATAGCTATAAATTAAGTCCGCGTTATTTTTTCCCGCTTTGAATTCTGAAATGGGTCTATTTGATGCAATTAATGTTGGATGCAAATCGACGATCTCAAAATACCATGCGTTTGCGCTTCCATAAGCGACGTAAGGGGTCGATACATCTAAATTATTTGCTAGAAATAGATCCATGCTTCCGTATGATGACGCTGAATTTTGAACAATCAAAACAGATTGTGCTACTCCTCCCGCAATGACATTTAAAAATTTTCCGGTTATTCGCGAATCATTCGCATAAAAAGGAATTGAGGTTGAAACCGAGCTAGTCGTGCTCGCTAATTTTAAACTAATTGCTGCCAAATATCCAGCAATACCGGGACTAGAAACACCGTAGACGGTACTCGATACAACGGTATAAATAACGCCATTGTTATTAATTAAATTCACTTTAGTCGCGTTGCCTGTTACGTTAATAAGTGGGCTATAAGCTACCCGACCAATGACCACGGGTAAAAACTTGTCAAAGTTATTTGACGGCGCATTTGGAAATGAATTTGAGTTAATGGCTGTGCTTGGGATGGTTTTATAAGTGTCCTTACTCGCGTCCACACAGTTAATGATCTGGGTCAACTCATTAAATGGCTGGTCATCAATTACACCCGTCCATCGTAATTCAAAATTAAACGGTCCTGAGAGTGAACTTGCAGTCACACGGTAATACTTCACAACCCGGCGCGATAAATAAACCCCGTTGGTTGCTAAGGTATTCCAAAAGGCACTTGTATTTACAATGGAGAATTGAAACCCTGACACCGATTCACTACATCCCGCCTCTACAAAATCCGCATTCTTGGAAATGGTAAACGAACCAAAGTCACGGGTTAAAATCCCTTCATACCACGTGGTTCGTGTCGTATCACCTGTGACCGTTGGAGTGCCATTCAACCCAAATCGATCCGTGATTAAATAGAAATGCCCATCACTGTCAACGCCCACGGCTGTATTAGTGTACGTGCTGGGAATGCCAGTGCCGTCGTTGGTGATAATCTCAATCGCGTCTGCTATGTAACTGGCCATTTAGGGAGCCTCTCGAAGGTCTAAAGTAAGGGTCCATCGGTTTAAGTTTTGCCGCTGGACCTGAATTGAGTATACTACCACATTAAACGGTCCCACACCCTTTGAAACTCCGAAGGGGTAGGTTACGCCGCTCAGTGTGGGAAAGACCATTGAAACCCCTCGGACGGTCACAAGCAGGTAAGCAAGGATGGCTTTTAACTCAGTGGTAGACTGCGAGAACCGCCCGACAAATTTACCAGAGTCGCTATTTCGATCCGCATAGCTGGCCGCTTGTGTGAGACTAAAGCCCTTTGCAATTTCCGTGCTGTGGTCGCCCTCCCATCCCTCTTGTAAGCGAAGGGAGGAAAGACTAGGGGTAGTTGATAGAATAGCCGGGGATATGGCTCTAAAGCCTACGGTCGTTTCGAATACCGAAGCCGCCACCCCGTTAAATTGAAGCTGTTTCCGTTGCCCAAAATCGGTAATCGAAGCGGTGACGGAACCTGTTTGATCGACATTCGGTAAAAAAATATCCGTGTTGAAACCTGAGAGTGAAATAGATTCGCGGGCGGCATTAAGTGCCGTGTTAAGATTGTTGATGGTGGTATCGGACCCCTGAAAGGTTAGATATGATTCGTAAATATCCTGAGCCGCTCCACGGTCGGATCCAGTCCAATAACCTTTGGAGTTTTGAATAAAATTAATGGCTGGTTTTAGAATGAACTGTGGCCACGGCCTTACTTTTATTTTTGCGGATGAAATAGTTAAAGATGATGACGGCGAATAAAGAGAATCAATATCCGAATCTGTTAAACCATAATTTATGGTTACCGGACCTATGTCAAAGATCCGATTATTAACGTTGGCGTATGTATTTAAATAAACGGAATTATTTGTAAAAAATTGAAATCTTGTAAAAAAATATGGGGTATATGCTGGAGTAGTTAAAAATCCAGTTGAGTAAGAAACACCATTATATGTTGCAATTGCTGCGGTTTGCCCTAACGTTGCTTTAATGAAAATAGTAACATCAATATTTAAATTCACACCCACTACATTTATTATGGTTCCATTCCACGACCCGAATGAGCTAGGCGATGCGACTCCATAAGCTGCCCCCATTAAAGTAAATTGAGTCCCAGCACTATTTAACTTTATTCCCGGACAATAATTTGTGGAAACAATTGATTGCCCCCAAGGACCGAAGCCAGCAGTTTCATTAACAGCTGCAAAACTTAATATCGTCTGAACAGTAAAAGAACCAGAAAGCGAAGGGCGATCAATTATATCATCGCCAGTCAATCGCACAACACCAGAGCTAATCCATGAAGGATTTCCACCGCTTAAAACCCACGGGCTTAATGAGCTTGGGAATGTATCAATTGCAATGGTCATTATGCTGACTCCCTAAAGTCGATCATGATGGTCCATCGGTTTATATTCTGCCTTGTCACTTTGAAATCATAAATAATGACAGTGAAAGGCCCCGTCCCTTTAGAAATACCGAATGGATACGCAACCCCTGACAATGTGGGAAATGTGAACGAAGCAGCGCGTGCAGTCACTAAAATGTATGCGAGTATCGCCTGTGTTTGCGCTCTCGTTTGGGAAAAGTATCCTACAAACCGACCCGCATCACTGGACCTATCCGCATAGGAATAACTTTGTGTGAGGCTCTGGCCCTTGGCAATTTCAGTGGTGTGCAACTCTTGCCAGTTCTCCATAAGTCTTAAACTTGACAGGCTTGGCGTGGTAGAAAGCAACGAAGGAGACAGAGCGCGAAATGAAATATTAATATCGAATACAGACGCGCCAACGCCGTTAAATTGCAAATGCTTTCTTGCACCAAAATCTAATATTGTACCAACCACCGAACCCGATTGGTCCACGTTTGGAGCCAGTAAATCAGTATTAAATCCAGAAAAGGTAATTGACTCTTTCGAAGTATTTATGGTCGTTTGAAGCGCGTTGAAATTCGTGTCTGTGGCTTCGGCGGTAAAGTTCCCAATGTAGATATCTTGTGCCGCCCCTCTATCCGTTCCCTTCCAGTATCCCGATGAATTTTGAACGAATGAAATAGCAGGTTTAATTTCGTAAGTGGGAAATGGTTTTACTTTTATGTCACTCGATGATATAGCGAAGCTTCCACCGGGGCCACAACTCCCACCTAAAGCTGAATCGGGGCTAGTTATGTATAATTGCGAGAGAGTCATAGTGCTGCCACTATCATCACAATTGACAAATAGATTCCCCGTGGGGGATGCGGACGATGAAAATGTAGAATAAACCTCAGTGTGGTCTATGCTATCCGTAGTGGATACTAACCTCATTGTGAGAGTGTAGTACCCTGCTATTTTAACGTCCGAAACGGTTAAATAAATTGTGACTGTACGTGCTACACTGTGGGGTAAACCAGTCTGTTCCCAAATTAAAATCCCACTGTGATACAGAGACCATTGCCCAGTTAAGTAATGAGGAACCCAGCTAATCCCATCCATACCATTTGCAGGAGAACTTGCTGTTTCACTTAGACATATCCCGCCCCCATTCCAAATGCTACCACCAACATTAACGCTATTATACACACTCGTAAAAGAGTAAACGGCTGTCACTTGTAAACCAGCAAAAGACAAGGGACGCTTTACGTAGCTTGTATATATGCCACCCGGTAGAGAGATGTTTGGGGCAGTGATAGTTGCCCCAGAATTAGTGTAATCACCAGAGACAAAGTTAGGTGAGTAACTGTAATATTGTCCTGGTGTGCAGGAGCTAGGAGAACTTAAACTCATCTTGGAGCCTTTGGCGGCTTTACATCAGGATAAGCCGATGTATCAATTTTAACGCTTGTATTGACAACTTTATTTTCACCGCACGAGATCAAAAGCATCAAAATGATTCCAATCCCCATACCGATGATAAACCACGCTTTCACGATGTAATATTCCTGTACGCAACCTCTTTGGTCATCCATGCGTGCGCTTTTAGTTTCTGCTCAATCGTCTCGCCAATGGCTCTCACCGTTCTATCATCGGCATTCCCTGAAATGTTGATGGTGATAGGAGCGTGAACGGTTGATGACTGATTGCCTGTTCTAATTCTATCCGCTGCTTGTGGACCTCCTGCGCGTCTCACATCGTCTTGACTCCACACCATTTCCCCACGGTGGACAATGCCTGCCACATCACTACGGCCCCCGCTGCCAGTGTAACCGCCGGACTCAAACCCTTTGATGGTGCTGGCCATCACAACCGCCGCCGCCGCCGCTCCATTCGCATAATCCCAAGGGATTTTCCACATCATTGATCCAAGAGGCGCGGCCCCATCGGCCACGACTGCGGCCTGTGTTTGTACTCCAATAGTCGCCAATGCCGCTGCTTTTTCGATTGCAAAAACCGCTTTTGATTTCCCACCGATGATGGAAACCATTTGAGAAAACGAATTTAAGTAGCCAGCGATATATCCCGCTTTTGCTTGGTAAATTTGCTGATCACGTTTATCAATCGCCTCGCGAAGCTGAATTGATTGAAGTTCCTTGGTGTCTTGTCTTGCTTGGAAATCGAAAATTAATTCAAGTTCTCTCTCCTGCCTGTATTTTAATTGCTCAATAGGATCTTTTTCTTTAGCAAGATGAAGATCATCCTCGGCTTTATTTCTTTGGGCATTCATCTTTTTATCCCAAGATTCAGTAAGCTTTAATTCTTTTTCTTTATGCGCTCTTTGTGATTCTAATTCTTTGTTGTGTGCTTCAACTTCAAGGTTAAGCGATTTATTTGTTTCGTCTTCGTGTATTTTTGCCAAATTAATTCTATGAAGTTTTTCGATTCCTTCATCTTCTCTTGCTGAACCAAGTGAAGCCTCTTGCTGAGCCTCGTATCTAACCTGCTCCTCTTGTCTCCGCTTTATGAACTCACTATCCGCACTTTTTGCTTTTGCTACAGCAATTTCTTTTTCAACTTTCTCAGCAGCTTTTTTTCGTGCTTCTGTCTCAATTGGGTCTTCTTTTATTTTCCCCGCTTTTTCTTTAGCAATCTTTAATTTGGTAGCGATCTCATCCGAATCATCTTTGAAAGTATTATTATCAGGCTCTTCGCCTAAATGCTTTTTCCACTCTTCTAATTTTAAAATCCCCTTTGCAATTGCATCACCCATGTGCAGAAAGGATTGACCCATTTGGCCTTCTAATTTATGCCACTGGTTCCCGACTATCTCCGTTGAGTGGACGGTATCCTCTGCATACGTTCCTAGCGATTCACTTAGCTTTTTAAATAGCAACTCATGGGCTTTTCCATCCTCTCCCATTTTATGCCAAAGTTTTAACTGCTCCGTTTCCGCATCGCTTAAAACAACGTGAGCGGCTTTGAGCATCTTCGCCGCTTTGGCCGGATTCTCAAAAGCCATTCCTAACTTGCCAGCGGCTTCAGGCAAGTCAATGCCCATCTTAGCCGAAAGCTCAGAAGCCATTTTTAAAACTTGGGGGATTTCTTCGTTTGAGATATGGCGAAAAGGGATAATCATCGCAAGGGCTGCATCGGCCTGTTCTTCGGAAAACTTGGTGGTGTTCGATAACGCCGCTGCATATTTATTCAACTGATCAACGGACATGGTTTCTTCGCGTCCACTCGTTCTAAAAGAACTTTCCAGCCCCTCTTCCGCTTTCCTTAGCTCCTTTGCCGCTTCTACCGTGTGCTCCATGGCGATACCCAGCCCGACCACGGCCACGGCGGCCACGCCAATGCCTGCGGCCATGCCTCCCATTGCCATTCCACCCGCACCACTGCCCGCACTTTCCTCGGCTCCTAGGATGCCCCCTAGAGCCTCCTTTTTCTCTGAGAACTCTTTGCCACCTCGAAAGCCAGTAAGGCCCCCAATGCCCCTTAAAAGCTTTTCAAAGGGCTTATTTGGAAAGTCTACCTCTTGCAGTTCAATGGCTTTGAGTTTAGCCTCGTGCCGTTCCATTTCGAGTTCAATCAGACGATTATTTTCACCCGTTTTCACCAGTCTTAAACGGTGGCCAGCATCTTCGATCAGTCTGAGCCGCTCAAACCTTTCTACCGTTTGGTCTGCTACGGCGCGGCTTAAATCATATTCAGCCCGTGCAAGCTGCATATTCATTTTATTCGATTCTTGCACTCGCTTCGCTTGCATTTGCTCTTCAATAGAAGCCGTTTTTTGCTGTAATAGAATGCGCTCTTTTTCCGCTTTGTCAAGACTGGCGACAATTTTTCTATTGGCTTCCTCAGTCGTTTTTACGCCCGTCGCTGCATTGGCTTCAAATTGTCTTTTCCAATCCTGTGAAGCGGCCTTTAGCCCCGCCGTAATCCGGTCTTCGAGTACCGCAACAAGTTTTAAGTCCTTAGCCATTATCCGTCTCTCCTAACCAATGATTCATACTCGTTGAGCTTGCCCAAGTAATATCGTTTGGCACTTGCAAATCGCGCGTCCTGCTCGTCGTAAGCTGGTGCCGTATGGGGATATTTATCGAGGTATTCCAGCCGCTCCATAAAGTCCCAAATAGTGGAACCGATGAATAATTGAGGACAACTATGATAATCAATTTCGTTCCCCTCATCGTCTGGAATCATTTGAACTACAGTCAGAGACGGAGCCAGACAGCCCCACGCCTCTTTTAAGCTGGGACTAAGTCGGCATTTTCGGCAGCTTTGTTCAACGATGCCGACTCGGCTCGCTGCTGCAATTCTAAACCTTGCTTTTCCTCGTCGCTGATTCCAAATGTCATTTCATTACATTTTTTATAAATCAGCCATGTTAAAGATTCGGGAAGTAAATCAATCGCATCCTGTGAGAATTCAATGTCTTCACTCGTGCCCAAATCAAATACATTTTTCCAACTGGTCATCGCATATTTTAAAGTCATGCGAGCCGTATCAATCCCGAATTTATTATCGCGTCCATCTTTTCGAAGCGACTCAATGGTAGCTTTGTCAAAGGGACGGATATTAAAACTGGGCTGTAACTCAGCGGGTAAATCCAAAAACTCCTTTGGGGTCCATTCCACAAAAGAGTTAGGGGAGAAAGGGAGCATCCCCGAAAGGATGCGCTTTGTTTTTTCATCTAATATTCGCTTCATATTTTCCTTTATTTAAACGGTGATTGCGATTGACCATTCATCATTACCTACGGTCTCATGCAGTTCATAATCTTGTTGCCAGATCATGGACCCGTTTCTATCCGCGAGCTTATTGGTTAAAAGCTGCGCTTTAGGAGCTGAGACGGTAATTTTTTGACCTGATACGGAAGAGGTGGCAAGACTGAAAACCGCCTCTGTACCCGCTGCCCATCTTGTATAATGGGGGTCGGTTGCAAGTAATTCAATGCGTGGATCAATCACTAATTTAGGAGCACGTTTGGCAACATAAGCCGCAATGTATCCGGTCGCATCGGCGGGATCATAATCAAGCGCAATGGTATTACCAAAATCAAGTTGGAACTTGCCAACCTTTTGAGGCGTGGATGCTACTGTGATCGCACTACCAATGACGGCAGGAGGTAAACTGGTGTCTGGCGATGTGAGCGCAATCGTGGCTGCATCGGTGATTGAAACGAATGCGCCCATAAAATCAAAGTCTGCAATGAGTGGTTTACCCAAATCATCCATCGTCACAATGCAATTACCCATCGCGCCCTTCATCGTAACTACTACCGAATTACCGGAGGCAGGGGTCAAATACATTACCATCGTCGCCGTGACGTTGTTACCATAGTCATTGGTTGCAAGGGGCATATAGGTGACGCTGGTAGCTGCTACTAGTGTTTCCAGTGCTCCACACGCCTTAAACAGCTTACCCATTTGGGGAGCTGTACCGAGTGCCGATCCGCACTGCATCGGCACTTTAAATTTGACCTTGCCCTTTTTCTTGCCCATGGGGGCGGCTGCTTTCGAGTGACGACCCGAAGCGAATTCGTAAATAAACGCTTCAATCTCAGGCTCAAACATGGCCTCTTGAATACGAACGTTGAAATCCGCAGCTAACACAGTGGCAGCCGTTCCCGATGTCGATTCTAATTTGACGGCAATAAAGTTTTTTGGCTTAATAAATGGCATTGCTTAACCCTCTTCTTTCTTGATTTCGTTTTCAATTACTTCAATAGGTAATGCGACCGTTTCCGCTGCCTCAATAATAGGCGCGGCTTCGGGTATGACGGCTTCGACAATGGGAGCGACTTCTTCTACTGTATTTACAGCCTGTTCAATTCGATCGAATGCTTCTTTTAAAATATCCATTCCGTCTTCCACTTCATCTCCTTGGTTAAACCATATTCCATTTCTTAAAACTGTCTGACCCTGTGGGACTTTTACTTTCATTTCTGATACTCCTCTGATACGATCACATGATCTGATTTTCCTCTGTACACAATAGTTCCCGACCCTTCTACATAAGGGTAAAACGTCCATGTTCCCGCTCTGCCCGTGACTGGGTTTAATGTGGGGGTAATGGTTGCGACCATCGTTGTACCTACAATTGTAGGGGTCACATATGACTTTGTGCCACTAGGTGTTTTGTAATAAACACGGGGATTTGAATAAGTGCTTAAGCTGGTTAATGATGTTTCCAGCGTGGCCGTAAATGTTTGTCCTACTACAATTACAGCTTGCGTCATCCTAGTACCACACAGTTAAGATTTAAATTTGTCGTGATTGTATTCTTCAAGTTTAGCCCCGTTGTAATCGGACAATTAATATTTATGTTTTCAGGCGAATTAAATGAGGTTGTCGAATAATCATTCGCGTTCGTGTAATTAACTGAGCCACTAATTTTTGTGAATCCGAATGCTGATAGTAAATCATTACCATTGACTACTGCGAGCACGCCGATGATGCTTACTTTTCCAGCCGCTGCGCACGAGTCATTGGCATTCGTTTTATTGGCTGATCCCGTTATTGCTATGGTCCCGCTGGCAGAAGCCGTATCGTTGGCATTCGTTTTATTAACGGTGCCTGTAATTACGCTTCCAACCGTTCCGCTGGCTGCGAGAGCATCATTTGCGTTTGTCTTGGCTACTGAACCGTTGACTACACTCGATCCACTGGATGAAATAGAGTCATTGGCATTTGTTTTTGCTAATGTGCCTGAGACAATCGGAGTACCACTAGCCACCGATGAATCATTAGCATTTGTTTTTGCCAGCGAGCCATTGACTACACTGTTTCCAACTGCGGATAACGTATCATTTGCATTCGTTTTATTAACAGTTCCGCTATTTGCATTCCCCACGCTTCCACTCGCAGAGCATGTATCGTTTGCGTTTGTTTTCGCTAATGTTCCGGCGACAGTAGATTTGCCGCTTGCTGCTACTGTATCATTGGAATTTGCCTTAGCCAACGAACCTGATACAATTGGTGCACCATTGGCCGCAAGGGCATCATTGCTATTCGTTTTAGAAAGAAAACCAGTGACGAGACTTGTTCCACTTGCAACTAAAGTATCGTTCGCATTTGTTTTATTAACTGTACCGTTGTTCGCATTTCCTACGCTTCCATTGGCTGCAATCGAATCATTTGCATTTGTCTTAGCCAATGAGCCATTAACAGTGGTAGACCCAGAAGCGGAAACCGTATCATTCGCATTTGTTTTTGCGACCGAACCATTTACAGTAGTCGATCCGCTTGCTGCAATTGAATCGTTGGAGTTTGTTTTCGCAAGTGAACCGGAAACAATAGGGCTGCCAGATGCTGCAATTGAGTCATTGGCATTGGTCTTCGCAAGTGAACCCGTAATAGTGGTAGAACCAGAAGCGGAAACCGTATCATTCGCATTCGTTTTGGATAAAGTCCCGGTGACGAGGCTTGTTCCAGAAGCGACTACAGTATCGTTTACGTTGGTCTTCGCAAGGGAACCGCTGATAACACTATTTCCGCTTGCTGAAAGCGCGTCGTTCGCATTCGTTTTAGAGAGCGAACCATTAACAATGCTGTTTCCAACTGCGGATAAAGTATCATTCGCGTTGGTCTTTGCAACGGTTCCGCTGTTCGCGCTTCCGACGTTTCCACTCGCGGCACAAGTGTCATTCGCATTCGTTTTAGAGAGCGAACCATTAACAATGCTTGTTCCAGAAGCGACTACAGTATCATTTGCATTGGTTTTCGCAAAGGAACCTGAGACAATCGGAGTACCACTAGCCACCGATGAATCATTAGAATTAGTTTTGGCTAAAGTCCCTGTTACATAAGGCGCTCCCGATGCTGCACTCGTGTCATTCGCGTTCGTCTTGGAGATTGAACCAGAAACAATGGGTGTGCCACTTGATGCACTGGTATCATTGGAATTTGTTTTTGATAAAGCGCCCGAAACTATACTTGTTCCGCTAGCTGAAACCGTATCGTTCGCGTTTGTTTTGGCCAAAGAACTATTGACAATAGGAGTACCCGAAGCGGATAGAGTATCATTAATATTAGTTTTGGCAACGGTTCCAGTGACGGTGCTCAATGCTTGGCTAAAGACCGCGAAATTGTTGGTATTGATATTCTGCGCAAAATATTTTGGTTTAGAAATCGAGTGGATTAAGGATTGATAATCCCATCCACCAAAAGGCGCATCCGCAAAATAGGTTCCATCTAAGGCACTCGTTGGAGGCGCTGTAAATTGCGGCCAATACTTATAGATTGGCGCGCAAATTTTAATATAAAGTTGCGGATCATATCCTCGAAGCTGGGGTGAATCCGGTATAGGTGGAATATTAAATAGTGATGTATTTGGAGACTTTTGAAAAAGGCTGTGATACGAATACGGGCGTTTAGACAGCGATCCCATTTGTGGATCCATCACCATTAACGGCGGGTTGTCCACCACCGGAATGGGAATGAGTGCAACAGGAAAATTAACCTGTTGCACGGGCATAGGAGGATGTCTAAACACTCCAGACATTAATTATCCGCCTAATTCTTCAAACACAAGAGTGCAGGTCCAAGTATTAGACCCGCCGCCGCCGGGGAAGACTAAGCCAACAATTCCACTTGGGGGAACGATGATTTCCTCTTCTGGCTTAGGAATCCAAAGATATGGAGTCAGTACGTTCACGGATTGCACATCAATCACATCCGTGTTTGTTCCTTCTACTGTAGCGTTGATACCCGTACCAGAAACGCTTCCTACCGATTTAGCGGCAGCGTCCCCCGTATCATATTGTAGCGGGGTAAAAGCCGTCACGGTCGCAGCAGCCGATTTTCTTACAATACTAATTCTAACGAATGCGCTAGTAGTAGCTTGATTCTGACTAGCCTGTGCGCGTTTCAGTTTTGCAATGTTAAGTGTACTGCATTTTAGCTGGATAGCCGTAAACGGATTAGTGACAGGGATGTTTATGTTGTTAAATACGATACTATATTCGCGTGCCATTATGGATCGCCTTTCTTTACATGGTTATGAGAGATTGAAACGAGTTGATGAATTGTGGAAGGGGTGGGAAGGGTGCAATTACTGAAAGTGCAAAATTCCGATTGTTTGCTGGATAATAAATTCTTGAATTAATCGCATCCCCATAGGGAGTAAGCAGATAACTAGTCACTTCGGCAGGGGATAAAACACGGGTCCAGACTTGAGAATCAGCAATAATACCCGTTAGAAAATCGGATGCCCCATCGCCTCTACTGCCCATCACAACCTTAGCTAATGCGCCATTATGAGTTCCTACAGTAGTACTACTAGATACAATGTCGCCCCCGTTAACTTTTTTTAGATAAAGAGTTCCAATGCCGCCGTCGCCGCTTATGGTTGCGACAACTCGATACCATTCTTGGGGAGTATAGGCGATAGTGAAATAGGCGGCCACGCCTCCAAATACGAGTTGTAAATTATTATTTATATCGCTTCCAATTCTAATTCCCTCATTAGTTGCGCCGCTATGAACGCCCATTACGCCATTAAATGAAAGCGGCAGCGTATTTCTAAACGTACAGGCTAAAGTTAAAGGGAGTGTAAGGGCTGGGCCAATCGTTGTAGCTTCGCAAGTGTCATTAACGCCATCAAAGGCAAAGCCTGTGCCGAAAGGAGTTGAAACCCATCCGACGGTATTATCTGTATTTGCATTTACAGCGTCATTACCTCTAACGATATCTTTTACAACCCCTGATCCACGCGGAGTATTAAACATCCACCAGCCAAATAGGCCGCTATTCATGGGATGATCTTTTTTAATCTTCGGATACCTATTAAAATCAGGCTGCCGATTCAGATCACCACGTAATAACGACTGCCTCATTAGACACCTTGTTCATAAGCACGGGTGTATGAAAGGATATTTCCAGAGGCGGCCATTGCTTGAACTGATTTATTTCTCAGTAATATTTTAAAGTCGTAGGGAGGAATAACAATATTTTTAACGGCAATCTTTTGCGCTGAGGTGCTTAAAAGCAAAGGGATATACACATCTTCACTTCGAGCGGGGTCAATGGTTGTTGAACCATCTTCAAAGTTCGTTCCGTCGAGTGCGGTTAAAATCCAAAGGCCAATATATGCACCGGCTGTGGGAGCGGTTCCAAAAGTTACATCCATTTGAAAATTGATAAACTCATACAGTCCGGTCGAGTTGGCGATCAGAGTAGACAAAACTTTACCCGTAATAATACTGGTCGAGGTCGCTAATGAATTAAGCCCCGTTGTGAGTAAGTTTGTAAATGTTTCCGGTGCCTGCCATTTAAATGTCGTTGCCATGTTTTATCCTATCCGAAATTAATTTTGCATTCATAAACGCTTTCACTCGCTGCATTCAGTCCGATGAAAGAACTACCCGTCCATCTAAATCTTCCATATGTTCCATTAGGCTGTGCGGTCGTAGGGATGACTGCGCTTGCTGGGTCAATGACTACATCACGAAATACATAAGTGGACGTGTCAAACTCAACTAAAGCCGAGCCGCCCGACCAAAGAATGATTTTATTATTCGCAGGATACCAACCCGCACCGGGTGCAGGTTGTTTTGCAATATTTAAACTTCCGGTAGGGGTAACTGATGTAAAATCAATAGTCGATCCGGATCCTAAATCCCAATAACCAACCTGCGTATTAGTGCCGTCGCCGCCAAATATCCAGAAATAATTGTGGATGGGGTCGTATACTCCTGTTCGATAATAAGCGTTAAGCGAGAACATAAACGCGTTACCGAACTCAGTGACTACACCCGTTGAGGGAACGATTCTATTTAAACGTCCACCAGTCCCTTGACCCGTAAACCATAAGTTCCCACTACTATCCTCACAAGTTGCAGAATAGGCTCCGTTAAAGGGGGTGAGGATTGTCGGCCCGGTTTCCCAAGTATTTGCGACGGGGTCATAATAACGAATGACTGAGCTATTTATTTGTCCTGACGGATAAATACCCACCGCACCCATGAGAGCGACTTTCGATTTGTATGTACACCACTGTTCCATAGAATAGCCGTGACGCGCTCTAGGAGCTTGTGGGTCAGCCGTTGCGCCTGTTGCATCGGTGGAATAAAGCCCGGTCGATTCAAGTGCATCGCATGAGGTAATAATTGCATTCGTAGTCGGAGACCTTAGAAGTGACCACGCTTTTGAATTGTAGTTGAAGGCGTAAACTTCATTACCTGCATAATCGCTATGCCCACCATTGGCAGCAATGATTAATTGATTATTGCCAAATACGCCACTGCACCATTTTGAAATTACACTAGAGTAATTGCCACTCCCAAGCGGTGCTGGGCTAATCGTTGCCCCAATTGCTCCAAGCGTGTTCGAGCCTATGGCTGTCCATATGGCTCTAGGTTGCGGTACCCGGAGAATTCCACTCAATTTATGGATTACCTTCTGTGAGCACGAACGATGTAACGCTTACTACTTGAGTGGCAACAATCGAAGTTGTGACAAGGTTCAAATCAGATCCAGACACGCCCACATCACCATCTAAAACGAATGTGGTCCCGTCTGTCTTTACAATTCTAAACCATGACGCTGTCCCTGTGGCCGCTGCACTTGCGCATTGAGAGATTGCATTCAATGTCAATACACCAGCCGAGGAAGCAGGGGCAAAGGTTGCATTGCAAATGAGTTCGGCAAGTAGCGTTGTGGCCGTGCCGGCCGTGGCTGGGCGCGTGCCGTTGTAGATTCTCAGTTTAGCTAATGTTCCCGCGCTGGCTGTAATTGCGTCTAACATTGCGTTTCGAGTTGCGACTATGCGACTAGATATCCAATAGCCATGATTAGGCTCCTTTATTAAAAATTGATTTAGCGATATTGACAATTAATTGAACAGTTGAATTTGCACGGCATGGTAGATGCGGTAAAATTTGTTCGACCACAAGCAATACCGCTGCTCCGATTGCTAAAAATTGATTCATTTGTTTGCTCCTTTTCTGAATCCTGAAATGATGTTGATGATGTCACGTTGGTTTTCTGTCACGTCGTCTAATTTTTTATGCGTGTCGCGGTGAAGTTCTTCCGTGCGTGAGTCTCGATTTTCAATGAGCATCGAGAGGCGATCTAATATTCGCGTCTGGTCAATCTGATTTTTAAGCAGCGTGTCTAACACTTTGTCATCGCGCTTTTGAGTGTTCGATACTGCTTTAGCAAACACGCCCACAACGAGGCTGACAGACCCTAAAAATGCTCCTGCCTCTGGCCAACTTGAAATCATGCTGCCACCGTCGGATCTTCCACGTCTTGGTCATAAGTCACTTGTAATTCCATGACGAATCCGATCTGGGGCGAGGTTAAGAACATCCCGAAGGGCTGGTAGGACGTGGGTTTAATGAGTCTGCACGTTTCCGTACCATCCTCACCCCGCACCATCCAGTTTAAACCGAAGTGCCGATGAATATCTTTTTTTAAGCTAAGACGCGCATCAGTGGGGTTATTCACCTCTTTCAAAAAGACCATGAGCGTAATGGGTAATGTATTTACAAGGGTATTCGTTTCATCCCAATCAGTCACTTCTTTTCCCATTGTAATGACAACGGAAGGGAAATTAACGAGCTGCGAGAGTGTCGGGATTTCTAAGAACACATCATAAAGCGTATTGGTGTACCCGTTTTCCGTTTTGATCTGCTTTAAGCCGTAAATAATGGCATTGATCATCCGCTGCGTAGCACTTAGGCTGTCTGAGTAAATCGCACTCATGCGATAGCCTGCAAGGCTAAATCAACGGATGACTCATATAATTTTTCGCCTTCATCCTCGAAATATTCATCGAAGAATAAACGCTTTTTAAGCTTGTCTGTGCCGTCTTGGTGATATTGCCAATACTGCGCACCTTCATTTGAAATAACGCTATTCACCGTGTCAGAATCGGTTGTGACGAGGCTTTTAATCGAGGCGCGTAGGTTGCCGGTTCTAATATTTAATCCGATGTCGGTGCCATAGCGACCGGAAAGCTGTCCCTCTTGAAACTGCTTTACAATCTGGAGGCCCGCGGCCTTAAATCCTTCGTCTAATAAATCACGAAATTCTTTGGATTTCTGATCCGCATCCTGCACTAAGTTTTCAATGTCAAATCGAATGGTGATCATACGATTTGGTTATTCATATAGGTTTGGAGGATGTCGCGAACCTCAGGTAAGAACGAATAATCTTTTTTCATGTCGCTTCGGCTTATGCGTGTATCGCCGTTAATCGTAGAGACAATATTTTCAAAATTGGTTCGGTTCGTTCGCAAGTACCTGACATTCATTTCTGCCGCTTCGACTAAATCGGGATAGAGTTCGGCCAGTGAAACGGAAGTAGCGACCAGTAAATTTGTATTGACACCCGTTGCGTTATTAGGGCCGAGGCTTTGAGAGAGTGAATTATCAAGCGCAGTGTATTCGACTACATTTTCAGCGGTGAATATGCCGTAAATATTGGAATAGGAAATTGTTCCCGAGGCCTGCGCGGTAATTTTTGCTACTGCTCCGCTTGATTGCCCAACGATATAATTGCCCACCGTAACCGTGCCGCCCGTATCCATAGTCTTAGTCCATGTGGAAACAGTTCCGCTGGCTGCAAGGCCACCCGTGTAATTAACGCGAATGCTTCGAGGTCTAACGCCACCGGGCTGTAAGTCTTCTGGATAGGCTGCGCCTGTAAGCATCCCGCCATCGTTATAATAAACGGGCCACGAGATAAGATTTACTTCCCGCAAATTCTCATTCACTAAATAATTTGTCGCGGGCACAATTGTTTCGTTGCCTGTGAATGCTCCAAAAGGATCAGAGGCTAGAGAGGCCACTGACACGATTGGATACGCCCTCAAAAAGAATTGGCGCATTCCGCGATAAGGAGATATATATTCGCTTCGCGCTTTGAGTTCGAGAGCATCCTCTCGTTTCAAATAATACGCAAAGCGAATGGAGGTGGTAGAGATTAAACGGCTGAGTAAACCATCCTCAGACGAGGTGGTTATACCCAGCGCATTTTTAACTCTATCAACACTGGTTAATAGCAGCATTCACGTTTTTTAGAATGCTGAAACAACAGGGACAGCATAAGCGTCAACGGTCATATTGATACCCGTGCCGATGGTACCGGATACCCAAGTTTTAATACGAACTTGATTATCGTATGAGTTGATTAAACCAACATACTGTTCACCCGTGGCTGCGCTATCCGCGGCACCACTCATTTTTGATCCCTTACCAAGTGCAATGGACGGACCATCAATCCATGTAGCAGGGGCTGCGATGGTATTGTATTGGAATTGGATTACATAGAGCGCATCGGCAGCACCGAGGTCTAAGGCCGTCCATGCAATGCGATTTAAGAATGTACCACGTCCAATAAGCACGCCTGCGCCTGCGGTTGTGGCTGCAATAAGGCCCGCGGCTTTAATCGAAATACCACCTGAACCATAATCAACACTATTAATTTGAGTTGCCATTTTTAATTCTCCCTCACGCTATGCGTGAACATAGGCCGAGACTCGCCCGCGCCTTCGTGTATTTGTTCGTGACCATAAAAGTTTTGAAAAGTGATCGGCTTAGTCGGAGGCGCGACCACTTGGACTAAATCTGTATTGTGATTGGAATCACCGAGCGGATTATAAGCAGAAGCAAGCACGGACTTTGGTGTTTCATGTGAAACATTTTCCACCATTAAAAGTGGTGCAGTGGATCTCTCCACCGCTGCCACTTGTTTACCGTGCCAATGCTTATTACTCATTAGCTAAGTGCATTCTTCACGTTACAGAGACGAGCGACCGAGCGAGGGATAAGAGGAGCCACGCCAGCAAACCAATCAAGACGCGAAGTCTTGAAGTTGGTAGCATCCATAGCTGTTTCGACTAAGGGCGTCGAAGACTGAAAGCCTGTGAACATTTCATCGCCGTAAGTGACGACGTAAATGGAGCAAGCCGATCCTGCGGTATTAGCTGTTTCAGTTTCGGTAGTCGAGAGCATGTCTGCGCCCGTTCCATCACGCATAAGCTTCCAAGGGATTCCATTGTAGAAAGGAACGAGTACGCCGAAATCATCTTTTTGCCAGAAAATATTCTGCTGACCTACACCATTGCTGCGGGATAATGTGGCCATTACTTGGAATGGATTCAAGTTGGAATAGATGAAAGTATTGCCGGGGACAATGTTCGCTTTGAACAAAAGTGAGTCCATGAGTGTCATAGTTGGGACAATGGCAGCCGCTCCGGGATTGGCTGAAATATTTTGTCCGGTGTAGCTTGGATCATTTTGAACATAGTCACGTACGCCGCGCCATGAAGTGCCGCCAGTTCCTTCAAACAGGTCAATGGCAGTTTTACGAGCCAGCGCCCGCACTTGCTGACCCTTATAAAAGCTTACTGCTTCACCTTCTTCAGTTTGGATTTTGTTATCCACCTGAATTTTGCCGCCGTACGCTTTAGTTACGGAAGCATAAGGCTTAACCGTTCCTTGGCCGGGAATGTAATCAGAGCCAATGGCACGAGCACCGACGTTGGAATCAAGTGTATCTTCCACAGTCCAGCGCATGACACCGTTTGCACGGGGCTGAATGGGCATTACTTGGAGAGGGTGATAGGTTTCAGCATAAAGCTGGATTAATGCGCGGGGAGTGCCTGTGGGCATTAATTTGCTGGCTTCGAGAAGTGATAGAGCCATGAGTTAAATTCCTTTTTTTATAGGTAACTAACAGCGTCTTTAAGAAGACCGTTGCTTGTAAAGTTACCGCTTTGGTGTTGTCGAATACCTGAGCCAACGGCCTCGGATGGTTTCGCTAAATGAGGGTTTGATTTTAGATAAGCCTCAACCGCGTCGGAGGATTTAACGGCAACCATTTCACCAGTTGCATTGGTGCGATAAAAAAACGCTTTGCCATCCTTATGTCCAACCAGTCCTTCGGCGGCCATAAGCGCATAAACTTGATTCGGAGAAATGGCAGTCGTGGCAGAAGCCAAAACCGCGTTCTTCAAATCAGTAGACATTTTCTCAAGCATCGCATTCGACGCGGTTTTTTCAGCCGCGTCTAGCTTTTCTGATAATTGAGAGAGTTTTTCCTCAAGCGCGCGAATCTCAGGTGGAGAAGCGTTACTATTTGACGACTTGAGTGATTTTAATTCATCGCTCAGTGTTTTTTTCTCATTATCCCAAGACTCGCGCTGCTTAATTAAGTCCGCGTTATTCGCCCTCACCTTTTCCAAGGCTTCGGCGGCACCATACGTTTTTTTTATTTCTTCTGCGAGTTCAACTTTATCTTTTACCAAATCCAAAATATCAGCTAGGGCCATTAGCAAAATTCCTTTATTGTAATGTTTGAAACGGTTCTTTGTTCCATACCGTAATGGTATTTTATTTAGGCGGAAACTAATACTATTAAAATAGGCTAACTATTTATACTAGTTTAATCACTGAGTATAAATAGTAACAGATTAGTATAAATTATTATACTATTGATTCGGATCGACGGGAAGCGAAGTAGCATCGTTTACCACAGGCAAAGGAATGACCGCCGCGTCAATCTCATCTTCAATTTGTTTTTGCAATACTGGATCTTGGGTTAAGTCTGGTACAATTTGTTTTTGTGCTAGTTTGATTCCAAGTGTGGATTGAAAGGCTATTTTATCTAATCCAATGGCAAGGTTAATCTTTTCCTCATAGCCACGCACATCGAAATTGCTAGGATACTGGACACTAAAAACAGGGTTTGAGATACCGAGTTCGGCGGCGGCAATGGTTAAGATTTGCTTTTCAAACGATTGTAATTCTTGAGCATGGGAAAAAAGATTCGCATCCATGTCTTGAAAGTCATACGCCTTCGCCACGCCGCTTTGTGGGCTTCCGCTGCCCGGCTTGGGGTTGGTATTGCCAATGATTGGGGCGGGGGCTTGGCCGCTTGCCTCTGCATCCGCAGCCATTGAGAAATATAAATAAGCCTGCTCGTTCGCCCTTGTGATAATCTCAATGTTTTTTTCCAAATATTTGGGAGGATGAGACATATCAGAGACGGCTAATACGGCGGCCTCTTTTGCTCTTGACTCAAGCTGGGGTAAATTCGTTTCAGGATCACGCTTCCGCTCGGTATAATGTGGGTCCCAATCGGTATTCTCCATCATTAAAAGCGAGCCGTGTTTAGCAACCTCAATATTGGCAATGGATAAATGATTGTTCCCCATGATGATATGCCGAGACGAGGAGAAAAATGTTGTGCTTCCCAGTGTGGCCAGTGGGTTAATTAAAAACGCGCTTTGAATAGCCACGGGAACCATGCCGAAACCATGTTGAAAAGTTTCAATCAAATTGCCTTGTTTATCGTGCCGGAAATAATCCGTTTTGGTCCATGTGACGAAGCTCGTTGCATACTCTTCGCCATTATCAAAAGGGCTCAGTTCGCGAACCTCGTAGCCTTGTACATACCGAAACCATTCTAAATTCCCATCGCGTCCCCAATCCCAGTTTAACACTTGCTGGGGATGCAGGACGTACATATAGGGCATACCCGCATTCAGTTCTGCCGCTTTGCTTTCAAAGGGTCCACGTGGCTTATCTATCACAGCGAAGACCGTTCCGTAGGATTGCAGGATAGGCGACACTTGATTACGGATGAAATCGTTTAAGTGCGTTCCATATTGATCGGTTGAATCAATAAACTTTTTGAGCTCGGTATTAGTCGTATTTCGTATGACTTGCCGCCGTAAAATGTAATCGCCCTTGGCAGAAATTAACTCACGCGCCGGATTGAAAAATCCCAGTTTGAAAAGCTGCTCGCGTTGTGATTTCTTCGTCGCGTCTTCATTAGGAAGATTCAAAATGAGTTTAGGCGAGGCATAATGGGCTTCATCTTCTTCGACTAAAATCCTCACGCGCTCCCATGTGTCCTGTAATTTTTGAACTTCGCTATTTTTGCGCTGTAAAACTGCTAATGAAACTTGAGCTGCCATAAAATTCCTTTAAGTTGTAAGACCCGCTAAAACATTTCCACTTCGCTTGATAGGGTATTTGTACTCAATAAAATACCCCAGCGCGTCGGTTATATGCCCTAGATTGGGATCTGAAAAATTACCGTTTAAAAATTCTTCCATCGTCACTTTTTGAAAATCTCGAATGAGTGGGAGGCAATGTTTTGCTATTTTTAACCGTGACTCACCCGCTGAATTTTGGAGCATCCCATTGACTGCATTGAGCCGGTCTTTTCGCTTGGGATTGGCGGGCTTCACGCGTACCCAAAATGATTTGCAGCGTGAGAACGCTTGCTGAATCATAATCAGATCTGTTTTTCCCGCTCCATGCGCCGAGCGATTCTTCGCAGACGCGTCCGCATAAATAATATATCGGTGTTCATCGCCAAAAAAATCAATGATACGATCGCAAGCCGCATCCGTGTCACAATTAGAAAATGCAAACGCTTCAATGACCGTCGGATCGCCATACTCATTCTCCTGCAATGCGACTGAGCACATGGGGTCATAGTTAAAGTCCATCGCGATAATGATTTCTTTTTTGGGATTGAGAGGCTGTTTATCCACAATGTTTTTATGGCTGAATGCGTAATAGGCAAGGCCATCAAACCCCTCGAAACTACCTTCGTACTCTTGTTTAAATATTTTCGGGTCTAGTTCTCTTCGTGCCGCTTCAATCTCAGCCGGTGGCAGCACATCCGACGAAAACCAATGATAATAACACCACTCAGGATCAACCTTGCTCTCATAAAATGCCCCTACATTGGGAAGGGTTTCGGGGATGGCGTTGTCGCAGGCATAAAGAGCCTTCTCGTATAGGTTCCCGCGTCCCTCTGGTACACCGTCCAGTATGGCAAAGCCGTTCGTATCGGACAACACAGGCCTAATATTCGATTCCCAGGCATCATGTTTGTAATCGTCAAATTCGGATAGGTGACAACCATGCCACGGCTGCCCTTCAATGCGCTTTGGGTTGTCTAAACCTACCACATGGATTTCGGTTCCATTAAGCAATGTGATAAACAAATCGGTTTCGTTTGGCTTCCCTTTGATAAAAGCGTCACATTCTGTTTTAAGCCTTTTCCAAAAAATGGACTTCGCTTGCTGCCTCGTGGGGGCTGCGTGGAAATACCGTTTGTCGGGGTTACGTAATGCCTCAAGTAAAACTTTACGCGCCGATAGTAACGTTTTTCTCGACCGTCTTCCCGGCGGTAACACAAAAAAACGGTGCTTCCAATCATGTAAATACTTAACTTGGATGGGCGTTAGAGAGTGCAAATGAACAGGTAATTTATGGAGTTGATTGTTCATTTTTTACGCGGCCCTCTAAAGCACGAGCTACATTTCCGAGTATTTCCTTGTAATCAATGGGGTCATAGTTCTTTTCCTCTTTTTGGCCTAATATGATTTTACCTAGCCAAATAAGCATCGTGTTATCCCCTTCAAGCGCCTTTTTGACTTGGCTCCGACGGAGCGACATTCTTAATTCTGCTCGTCCTTTTTTAAGGACTGCCGCATATCGGCGTTGTATGGTATCGACCGAGCAGCCTAAATGGAGGGCTATTTCTTCTTCAGTACAGCCCACTTGCGCCAAGCTGAATATGGTTTTTTCGCTTAACTCTTTTGGTTTTGGGGCCATTAGTCCATCACAAGGATTTGAAACGAACGCGCTCTACCCGTGGGCCGGTGAATGTATTTTTTCTTTTCGAGCGCAATCATGGTTTTCTGAGCAGATGAAGGGTTTGCCATGCCGAAGTTTTGGGCTATCTCCCATGGGCGTAAATACAATTAGTATTTAGGTATAAATATCCAAATGATTAGATTTAAATAGGCATAAAATTTAGGAGATAGATTAGTGATTAGGAATAGGGTGATTGTGGTGATCAAAACTATTTTCATTTTGCTTTACTGAATTTCTTATCCCTTGTTTTCCTCACCCAACATGTTTTTCCGTTTTAGCCTGCCGCTTGATTTGGTCCCTAGCAGCCTCCTGTAGCCACTGGGTTGCGTTCCATCCTATGGCATTAGCTGAGGCGGTAATCTGGTCTAGGAGTGCCCGCGGCCAGAACTGGGAGAGTCTGGCGCGGTCGATGTATTTAGTTGGCATTAGGCGTCGATCTCATCATCATTAATGTCTATACCCATCTCAACGCTTGCGATAACTGCCTCGTTATTAATAACCTCAGGGAATAATTTTTCCCCATACGTAGTCAACCTTATCGGCTTATTGATGTCAATCAGTGGGTGGATCACTTTGTTGCTCCTATTTTTACGATGTCATAATCGGTTTTACAGTGTATACACAACCATTGATGTCTAGCTGTAACATTAGCAGGCTGCCACCACTCATGGGCAACGCATTTTGGTTTAGCCTCCGGCTCTATATCCAGCAGCTCAATTTTTTCCAGCGTGGCTCCAATTAGTCCAGCAATATATCCTACCTCATCAGACCGCACACAATTGGCACTGTAAATTTCGGTTAAACATTTCACCGCTATCTCCAGCTTCTTTTTAAGTATCTCTACCTCATCAATAATTTTCTTTTGTGAATCCTCTACTCTAGATTGTTGAGATAATATTTTCGCCTTTCCGTGGTCTGCAATTACTAACGCCATAGCGTAGGATTCGTGTCTTAAATTATTTACCATCGCCTCAATATCTAGTGGTTCACTCATTTGCTGTCCTTCCATTTAAAAGTAACTTTGCCAGAATTGTCTACCGTGTACTCTGCACACCTAGACTGTTGAAATAATATTTTCGCCTTCATATCCCTGTAGCCCGCAGCATCCTCAGAGCTGGAGGACTGGTAATTCTCCTCTCTGTCTAGCATCCCAATTTCTGCCAAAGCCGTCTCCGCTATCGCTAGTTTGTTTAGCTCGGCGAACTCCTCCAAAGCAGCCTCCGCTATCGCTAGTTTGTTTTTGAGTATCTCTACCTCATCACATAGGGATGGGATATCTTGCCTAGCATGGGCAACGAATATACAGTTCTCCTTAATTTTCTTGCCTCGGTAATCCTCTTGCCATTGCCCATCGTCCGTGGGCATATCCCCGATAATCCAATCCCAATCACCATCAACCACAGGTCCAGATACCCAAGTGTCATTATACTCTGTATGCCAAGGCCCTTCCGCTGCTGCGTTCGCTCTCGCCCTTATCGCCTCAATATCCAATGGTTCACTCATTGCCCGCCCTCCACTAACTTTGCTATTGATTGGTTGAGTTTAATTAACTGTACAACAATTTCTGCTTTTATATCATTTGAATGAATTGCCGTTTTGTTTGATTTTTCCCACTGCTGCAAAAGATTATCAGACATTATATCTTTTCTTTTATTTGTAATGAGTACCCAAATTGTTATTGCTACTAATGTTGTGACCATACCTATTAAATATTGCATTACACGTCCTCCACAGTTATCTTTTTGTTCTTCCAATCACTGTAAGTTTGAGAACTTCTCCACATCTTATCTTCATTAGGCTTAAACCCTGTTACACATATATAACCCGCACGCCAAGCATTAAATATCTCCTCTGGTGGCTCGGTGTCCTCTGGTATGTTTTCGATATCTAGCTGGTTGTGCACATTTTTAATTACACACTCACCGCGCTCGCTGTATTGCGCAACATTTTCATATCCATTTCCATTTGTCGATTTGAATACGTGGGGGTAATATTCGTTTTTAATTGTCATCAAAAATTCAAACGTACTACCATTGTCTATTTTACGAAATCTAACTGGCTTAGTAGTGTCAATTTGTTTAATCATTTTGTCCTCCGTTTTGGTTGTATTTACAATTTCATCTAGTGGTATGTTTTCAATGCTGGGGTGTGGGTCGTTAATATCGTAAAAGCCATATATTGTGAAACTTTTTCCATTAATTTCCAAAAATGGAGAGTTTATATGTTTAGATAAATTAACATACTGCGATAATGTATTATCATTAAATTTTGATTTATTTATGAACTTTAACTTCCCCAATTCTGTCAGCCTCACAGGTCGGTTTATGTCTATTAATGGGTAGGTCATGGTGCATCCTTTATTTTAATTTCGCTAGGGTACTCAGCGTTACAGGTTATACATTTCCAATTTGCGTCATCCATTACACTGACTGGCCTCCACCAATTATGATTTTCGCAAACTGGCTCTCTATCTGTGTGGGCGGGGCAAGGGGGGTACTTGCTAGTCAGGTACATCATATGTCTGGTATGATTGACAATGGATATAGGCAAAACAAATTCACACCACATCCGATCTGGATTGTAAGATTTACAAGTGCCGCAAGTTTTAGCTGTCATTTTTTACCTGCCGATTTCTTTATTTTATGCCATTTATTGTATGCAGTAGAGAGATCCGGTAGTGCGTGGGTTACAAACTCGCCAACCTTTGTAATACAATCATTAAATTTTTCATGGGTCATTACGAATAAATAATCAGAGTGAGACATCGGGGTGACTCGATTATCTGGACTGTATCTACAATCCTGCCGCCACATAGCAAATTCCATAATCTCATGTAAAAGCACCGAAACGACTAATCTCCATTCACCGGGTTTTTGTACTCCAATTTTAATACGTGGGACTTTGCCTTTTTCTGGGTATGATGTAAACTCTCCGCCAGACCCGTCACGCAAAACTAATTCGATTTGCTCATATCCGCATTCGTAAACACCTACCACTACCTGTTTCATTTAATGATCTCCCTGTAATGTTTGATTTTCATCTCGTACCATTGGCGATTAGGTTTAAAACTAGATTTGGCCTGCTCTCTCAAATTGGCAGCTGTTCCATCGCCATAAATCCCATCAATATAAGCGGCCATTTTTTCAGGCTCCCCGCCACGGAATCCATTACATGCCCCACATTGGCTATGGACGTTCCTTTCGTCCCATCGTGTAGCTAAGTCCTGCCTAACCCGATAATGGCCCGCTTGCAGCTCTCTCCAATCCCTAACGACGCCACACGTTACGCATTGGCTGTAATTCGAACTCACGTTCGAGTCTCTACGCCTGATAAATATTGAGAAAACCTCATCCAGTTCTTTTTTGAGTTGCGATAACGATTTAATCTTTTCGCCCTTTGGAAACTTAATCCCTTGTTTAAACGGTGTCGCTTTGGATAGTATTTTCCTCAGTTGTTTTGCAATCGTTCTCGTGATGATCGTAGGTACGTTTAACTGTTTCTCGTCCCACTCGCTTGCCTCTAGCCATTGCTCTGCTATTGTTTTCAT